GCGTGGTATGCTGCGGCCCGCTCTGATTCCTGCCAAAGGTTCCTCTCTAGTCGTCGCTGACTGGTCGGCCATTGAAGGCCGCGTCAATCCGTGGCTGTCCGACAGAGGCGACAAGAAGCTACAGCATTTCCGCGAAGGTCTGGACGTTTACAAAGTCAATGCCGCGAAGACATTCAACGTGTCATATGACGACGTGAACAAGGAACAGCGTCAGATCGGCAAGGTGCAGGAGCTGGCCTGCGGGTTTGGCGGCGGTATCGGCGCGTTCGCTGCGATGGGCCGCGTCTACGGCGTGAACCTGCCCGAGCCGCAGGCGCGCAAGATGGTGAACGGCTGGCGCTTGGCGAACGACTGGGCCCCGCCGTTCTGGCGTGATCTGGAGGTCGCATACATTCGCGCGCTGCGTAATAAAGGAAAAGAGTTCACCGCAGGAAAGATAACCTACCTCGCAGACGGCAAGCATCTTTGGTATTGCCTGCCGTCAGGCCGTGTGCTTTGCTATCCGTTCGCCCGATTTGAAGACGATGGCGGCATTACATACGCGAAGGCGTCATGGAAGCCTGCCGCAGATGCGAAGGAATGGCCCCGTGCGCGTCTATGGCCCGGCTTGGCTTGTGAGAACGTCACACAAGCGACCGCCCATGACCTTCTTCGTGAGGCTCTTCGCCGTCTTGACGGTGTGGTTCTGCATGTTCACGACGAAATCGTTATTGAGACTGACCAGCCGGAAGAAGCCAAAGCAAGATTAGAAGAAGTGATGACAACGCCGCCGTTCTGGGCCGCAGGATTGCCGCTCGACGTAGAAGCGAGCGTGATGGAGAGATATGGCAAATGACACTCTTTGAATACTTTACGAGCCTCGCGCCGGAAGGCGAGACAGCGCTGATCGTTAAACAGATCGACACTGGCAAGCTGCACGCAGACGGAACGCCGCGCTACACTTGGCCGGCTTACATGCCGACGCATAAGCGCAGGGATGGTGATAGCTGGTTCATCAATACCGGATCGTTCATCATCGACCGGTTCAAAAATGGTAAGCCGTCTGCCAGCGTGGCGAACTGCACGCATGTTCTGTTTATGATGTTGGACGACATCGGCACGAAATCGAAGACGCCGCCACTTGCGCCGACCGCTATCGTTGAGACAAGCCCCGGCAACTTTCAATATTGGTATGCTTACAGCGATCAGCCGACAGTCGAGCAGCACTGCGCTGCGCTGTCAGCTATCGCACGCGCGGGCTACACCGATCCGGGCGCGACTAACGCGGTGCGTAACTGCCGTCTTCCGGGCAGCGTAAACCAGAAGCCGGGACGTGAAGAGTTCGAGTGCCGTGAAGTAGAGTTTTCGAAGGTAGAATACACACTAGAAGAAATATGCGCCGCGCTTGGCGTTACGCCCGACGAAGAGAGCAGCCGCGCGAATCATTTACGTCTTACGGATACCGGAAGCGATGACGTGCTGGCGTGGCTCAACGAGCAGGGGCTTGTTACGTCACGCGTAAACAGTGAGGGCTGGTGCGGCGTCGTGTGCCCGAACCACGCCGAGCATACAGACGGCCAGATAGAAGCCCGCTACATGCCGCAGTCGCGTGCGTTCTGTTGCTACCATGGTCACTGCGAACATCTCGACAGCAACTATTTCTGCGACTGGGTTGCCGAGCAGGGCGGCCCGAAGCACCGGCCGGGGATCCGCGAGGAACTGATCGCCGAGGCGATGAAGCCGCTCAGCAGCCTGAAACCGACGAAGGCCAACCCTGACGTGGCGGCCGAGATCATCGCCGAGACCGAGCGCAAGCAGGCCGGCCGTGAGGCTCGCAGCGAGTGGCACGACCGCTTCGCCTATATCATCTCCGATGACGCCTACTTCGACCGGCACACATGCAGCGAGATCAGCCGCAAGGCGTTCAACGCTCTGTTCAAGGGCGTCGAGTGCGTGGTCTCTAATTCTGAAGGCAAGAAGCGCCGCATCGAGGCGTCGGCGTGGTTCGACACGTTCCGTGAAGACAAGGGCGCTTACGCCCTGCACGGCCTGACCTATGCGGCCGGCGAGGACTGGATGGTCACGAAGGACGGGCTCGTCTACGGCAACATGTGGCGCGACGCCCGGCCGGAGATCAAGAGTGCGGGCAACCCGCAGCCGTGGATCGACCACTGCCGGCGTCTCGTCCCCGATGAGCATGAGCTGGAGCATATATGGGACGTGATGGCCTACAAAGCCCAGCATCCAAACGTAAAGATCAATCATGCGATCCTGCATGGCGGCAAAGGCGGCTGTGGTAAGGATACCATGTGGGCCCCCTTTATCTGGAGCGTGTGCGGGCCGCACGAGAAGAACAAGGGCCTGATCGACAACGACAGCCTGACGAGCCAGTGGGGCTATCAGTTAGAGTCGGAAATCGTCGTCCTTAACGAGTTAAAAGAGCCGAATGCGGCGGACCGCCGTGCGCTCGCGAACAAACTGAAGCCGATCATCGCCGCGCCGCCGGAGACGCTGGTCATCAATCGTAAGGGCCTGCACCCCTATCAGATGGTAAACCGGCTGTTCATGCTGGCGTTTACCAACGAGGATATGCCGATCACGCTCGACTCCGACGACCGGCGATGGTTCTGCGTCTGGTCCGACGCGCCCAAGATGACGCCCGGCGAGGCGCAGGCGATGTGGGGCTGGTATCACAAGGGCGGCTTCGAGGCCGTGACGGGCTGGCTGCGCGCGCGGGACGTGTCGAAGTTCAACCCGCAGGCGATTCCGCCCATGACGGAATACAAGACTAAACTGATCTATGTCGGCATGAGCAATGCCGAAAGTCACATCTATCACATGATCGAGAAGGGCGAAGCGCCGTTTAACGTCGATGTTATCAGCGGGCCGTGGCATACGTTCTTGGCGAAGCTGAACGATCCGATGGACAACGCGACCCGTGTCGTGCGGCCGGCGCTGTTTCATGCGTTGAAGGAAGCCGGTTGGGTTGACAAGGGGCTCTGCTACTCGTCAGATCTTCCGTCAAAGAAGCATTGTTTTGTGAAACCGCATCTGGCGGATTGGAACCGGTCGGACGTGCGGCGCGAACTGGCTGCAATAACGGGCGAACTGAAAGACAAAGACAATGTCGTCTCCCTCGCTGAACGTGTATCCAATATTCCTAAAACATCTGGGTGATCTGACCGAGGCCGTCGAACTTTACCTTGACTGGGCGTCCAGTCCGGGGGACGATGAGTGCCCGTCCGAGCTGATCGACCAGCTATGCCTCGCGCATGAGCAGGCTCGGGCGCTACTGGACGGGCTCGGCTATGGTTCAGAACCTAATTGATCTGTTGATCTGTTGCGGTGCATGGCACTTAGAATACGGGTTCGGGTGGCCTCGTCCCGTATCTCGTCCAGCGCCGATTCGAGAGCGAGCCGCAGCCGTGCGGCCTCGTCCAGCGCCCCGGTGATGGTCCACTGCGCGCGTTGACGCGCCTCGGAATATCCGGCAAGGTAAGCCTTTGAGACCTCTTGCTGGAGCGCCTTCAGGCGTTCCTCGTATTCAGGTGCGTTCATGCCAAAGCCCTCCGGCCGGATTGAATACATGCGGCAGGCCCCTGCGTCCAGCGACCCCATCGCGGATTTTCTGGGCAAGTCTCCCGAACAGCAGGCGTTCTGGGAGCGTGCGCGGGCGTTCCAGCAGGCGCAGGATTACAGCGGGCTTGACGACACGGGCGCGGGCGTCGACGCGTATCTCCGTAAGGAAGATATGCGGCGGCGGTTGCTGTCCTATTTGCAGCCCTATCTGGAAATGACCGGGCTCTATCAAAACACCATGGCCCCGCCGTCGCAGAATATGATGCGCGGAATCTTTGGCTTACGCGAGCGCAATCAGTAGATCGCGGACCAGCCTTTCCCCTTTCGGGCTCAGATATATGTGCGTCGCTCTCGCGTCCACTGCTGAATGTTCCTGTATCAGCAGCCCCAGCCCTTCGACTCTGACGCCCTTGCTGTAGGTGCGCCCGCGCGAGCCTAGCCGCGAGATGAGATGCGACGCGGCGGCTTTCTCTATCTTCAGCCGGTTTGCATAGGACACGGTCCCCTCGCCGGGATGCAGCGCCACCGTCAGAATAAATTCCATCTGTGCGGAAGTCATGTAGGGGCTCATTTTGCGGAATATTTTTACTAGTCTGTGTATATTTTCCATTGGACTACCTTTCAGGGAAAGAAAACGCCCGGTTTTTAGGCCGGGCAGTTGGGGAGAAAACGCGGGGCGGTCTAGCACGCGCCGTCGCCCATGTAAAGAAGATCGAGACGGCGCACGATCTCTTGTTCGGTCATTATCGGATGCTCTGGCGCGGATGGCTCTACAGTGCGCCAGAAAGCCCACAGGGGCGGGTTTACCTGATAGGCCGGTATGTCCCTAGGTAGATCAGGGATGACGGCCTGTAGGGCCTCGTATTGCTCTTCGAAGGTCATTTTACCCCCAGCAGTATTTCGATCAGGACAGCTACGATCACAGCGAACATGGTATCATCTTTCCTCATAGGTACGGACTCCCCGTAGCACGGCGGCATGAGTGCGGCGCATGACGCGCCCAATGGCTGGATAGGATGCTTTAAGTTCAGTCCGCGCCCTCCACATGATCTTCTGGCGGATCGCGCAGCGCCACATCATGCGGTCGTGGTTTATCAGCACGCCCACGGTCGTGCCGTTGGCCTTTGCCTCCTCCTCGATGATCCTCATTATCTTTTGGTCTATCTCTTCCACTAAAGTCTCCCTCGATTGCGAACGTCAAAGCCCGTGCGGCCACGAATAGCGCCCGATCATCGGCCTTTGGCAGGTAAATCTGACCCCATGGCAGGCCGTCGGCGTCGAACAGGGTCAGGGTCTTGCGCTCGTTTTGCCATGTTACTTTGGAAAGGTAGACGCGTCGCATTTGCGTGCCTCCAATTCGGCCCGTATCAGGTCCATGCGTAGCTCGTTTGTCTCATTGCCTAGCATGACCGTTAGCGCGCCCTCTGATAGCACCTTTAGCGCCGCACGGTAGGGCGCGTAGTCTTCCCATAGTTCTTTCATGTAGCCCATGTTTCTAGCCTCCTATGATGTATGCCGTGATGAGCATGACGGCGGACGCGGCTACAGCCGCGCCCAGTATGATGGCTTCAATCGTCCGCATGATTCAGACAAGCCTCGATCAGTTTTTCGTCTTTATACAGGGCCGCTTCGATAAGGGGATACAAGGGATGCTTCGTGTCGAGCATAAGCCCCTTCTCGCCTAGTGCGAGCGGATCCAGTTCGATCGCGTGGATGCACCAGTCGCCGATCGTCCACCGTGGCCAACCGCTATCGGGGTCAGGCGGTTCTAGCCGAAAGTTTACGTCAGCGATTCCGCTCGCGACGACATTGCAGCCGGGAAGGATTTGCAGGTCTTCGAATTGATATTCCATGTCAGGCATTAGACCATACTCCCAGCCAGTATTTTTCCGATTCTTCGTCGTAAATGTCGTTGACTTGCGCCCGCAATAGTTCGAGCAACGGCGGGCGCGGTTCTAGTGTTTCGAGATGCTCTCGCAGCGCCTCGAATACATCCATGTCCAATTCAATGGTTATCATTAATCAAGCCTTTACAGGTTTATAGGTCCAAGCGCCCTCAACTTTAGGTTGCGACGCGGGCGCTATATCAGGGTGCAATCTCGCGACTGTTTTCGTGACGTGCGCCAGTAACGGGCCGCAAAAGCCCGCGTTGATAGCCTCGAAGGGGTTTGCGCCCGCTTCTATGTCGGCCAATACATCGTCGACGCGCGTCATGTATTGCGCTAACGCGTAGTGGTTATAGCCGCGCTTCTTACTTTGCTTCCGATCATATTCCGTGACGGCGTGCAATAGTGTGTCTTTAATGGTAAACATCGTGAGTCTCCCCATAAGATTGCAGCATTTCGAGCCGTTCAAGCTCGCGATAGAGCGCGGCGGCGCGGTCGACGTCACCTTGCCAGAGTGCGTCCTGTATCTCGCGTCGAACGCGCATGATCTCGGACCATAGCGGGCGGGGATTACTCTGCATTGGCCGCAAGCAGATTTTGGGCGATCTCGCGCCAGTTAACGTCTTGTAGGAACGCTAGCGCCCAGTCGCGCGCTATACCTTCAGTCGATGTTTCTTCGACCCTGTTCTCTGCCCAGTCTTTGAGATGGTCGGCGAGTGTTGTCGAATCTTTTTCTTCAAGCGGGTCAATTTGCATTCCGTCGAACAGCTCAAGATTGACGCGCCACGTAGTGTAATTGGTCCAGCCGTTGTATTTCGTCATTGTAGTATCTCCTATGTGTGTTTGTTATGATAGCGCCGCGCATGGCGCGACGCCAGTGGTTGTTAGACGGTGGCCCAGTCGGGCGCACGGTCGGATATGGTTGATCCTTGGTTGGCGCGCGTCGGCATTAGAAGGCCAAAGCCGTCAATATCATCACCGAAAGTAACAAGCGCCGGGCCTTGGCCATTTTGGGCGATTTTGACGCAATCGCCTTTGGCGGCGAGAGCTTTGGATACTTTGGCAAAGTCGCCGACGTAAGCCGGGTTAAATTGCGCCGTCTCGCCCGATATTTCTTTCGGCACAACGCGTCGCCATTCGGGGAATGTTCCGTCAATCGGCGAAAAGACAATGCTTGTCCCGCAATAGTCAATCCGCCAACGGTTTGCGCTCTCTTGCGTCAGTTCGGCGCGCTCATCATACTTGCTAGGTTTGATTCCGGCGATTATGTCCGCCGGGATGATAATATCGACTGGCGCTTGAGCCTCGGCGGACTGACGGAAGGCCATCGCACGATGGCCGTCTGTCGCCACGATGAACGCGCCCTTGTCGCCCGCTTGCACGGCCACGCCCTTCAGATAGTAGCGCGTCTCTTCTTTGCTGGCGACGATAGCGGCGGCTTTGAGATATTTGACATTTAGTTCCATTGTAGTGTCTCCTTTGTTACAGTTAGGCGGTTAGCGCCGCGACGATAGCGCCAGCTATGGCGAAACAAGCGGCGAAAGTCTGGATTGCGTCGATATAGGTGGGCATTACATGCATTCCTCTTGGCTGGCGAGATAATCGTCACGCGTCGCGGTCGATACGAAGACCGCCTCGCAGTAGTTGCGCGGCGCGTGAGGCGGCGCGACTGGCAACGCATAGGGAAGCTGGTAGCGCTTGCGCGCGCGCCACACTTCGGCGGCAATGGTCGCAATCGCGCGTTTCGACGCGCCGACATAGCCCGCGTCACGATAGCGAGCCGCCTCGTCAGTTAGCGCGCTCTTGAGTTCACGGCGCGTTCTGACGCGCACGACGTAGCTGTTGTCTGACATATAGCAGCCGCGCAGGCCGGTTGAGATGTGGAAGTAGGTCATTTGAGTGTCTCCTTGTGTTCGATGCTCACAAGATAGCGCGGATCGGAGGCGAGTGCAACAAGATTTTTGTTTTAGGTGGTTTTGTTTGGTGGTTTTTGGGGGTTTCGGTGGTGCTTAGCTGTGATTTAGGTCGAGGAAACGCGAGCGATAACCGGGCGATAGGTTATTTATGCTATTTTACAAAAAAAAAAGATTCAAGATATAAAGTATACATATATGTTTACATACTGTAAAAATGTATAGCGACTTAAAACGTCTTTGCTATATCGCCTAATAGCATAACCCACCAAAATGGTAGACTATGCGCGCGGTCGTCTGGGCGCGCGTTGTTTGCCTTCACGCAAAAATCTCAACTCGACTTGAAACAAAATCGCCTAAATAGCATAAATGGCTCGGCTCATGTTTGTTTACATAAACGCTATGACTTGAGCGTTGACATACGTTGACATTAAGCTGTTGACATTAAGCTGTTGACATTAAGCCGTTGACATTCAGGGCGGGGGATCTGGGCCTTGGGCTCTCCGTTAAGAAATACGCAGGGACTGCACAAAATTTTTATTTTTTACTGCTGTAATGTAAACAAGTTTTATTTTTATTTTTTCGTGCTATAACAAACCATGTTTCACTCACTCCCCTATGAGCCGCGCCAGATCGCCGCGACGGAAGCGGTGCTGGAGCGCATATACGAAGCGGCGAAGAAGGGCCTGCGCGGCGACTCCATGGCGCTGGCGGCCGGGCTGACGCCGCACGAATACCGGACGCTTGTGCAGCTCGACCCGATTGCGGAGTATGCCGAGACGAAAGGGCGCGCTGACGGAGAAGCGGAACTGGCCGACGTGATGATGAAAGCCGCAAAGAGCGGCGACACCAAAGCGGCCATGGACATGCTGAAGTTCGCGCACAAATGGACCGCGCCGCAGTCGGTGCAGGTTGAGGTCAACCAGACCATATCTATCACGGCGGCGCTGGAAGAGGCCAAGCAGCGCGTCATCGAGGGGCTAATCATAGATGCAAGCGCCGATCTTCTCAGCGACGGACGAGCAGAAGTTGATGGCGACGCTATGGGCGTCGCAGGTGAAGGACGACCCGCTGACGTTCGTGAGGCTGGCGTTTCCGTGGGGTAAGCCCGGCACGCCGCTGGAGGGCCACAGCGGCCCGCGTAAATGGCAGCGCGAGGTGCTGATCGAGCTGCGGGACCACATCAAGGCCAACGGCGGTAAGTTGGACTTCTCCACGTTCAGGATGGCCACGTCATCCGGGCGCGGTATCGGTAAGTCGGCCCTCGTGAGCTGGCTGGTGATCTGGATGCTGACAACCCGGATCGGATCTACGACCATCGTGTCGGCCAACTCGGAAGCGCAGCTCCGCAGCGTCACATGGGCGGAGATTACGAAGTGGCTCAGCATGGCTCTGCACAGCCACTGGTTCGAGGTAAGCGCGACCCGCGTCCTCCCTGCCAAGTGGATCGCAGAACTCGTGGAGCGCGATCTGAAGCTCGGCACGCGCTACTGGGGCGTTGAGGGGCGGCTGTGGTCGGCAGAGAATCCTGACGCCTACGCGGGCGTGCATAACTTCGCGGGCGTCATGCTCGTATTCGACGAGGCGAGTGGTATTGACGATGCGATCTGGTCCGTGGCGGCAGGCTTCTTTACGGAAAATACTCCTAATCGCTTTTGGCTTGCTTTCAGCAACCCCCGGCGCAACTCAGGATATTTCTACGAGTGCTTCAACTCCAAGCGAGAGTTCTGGCGAACCAAGACTGTTGACGCCCGAAGCGTGGAGGGAACTGACAAGGCCGTTTATCAACAGATTATCGACGAATACGGCCCTGACAGCAGCGCAGCCCATGTCGAGGTCTACGGAGAGTTCCCCAACGCCTCAGACGATCAGTTCATTGGATCCATGCTCGCTGAAGAAGCCATGGCAAGAGCGCCGTCAAAGGATCCGTCCGCGCCGATTGTGGTCGGGGTGGACCCGGCGCGGTTCGGGGCGGATGCGACGGTCATCGCGGTAAGGCAGGGACGCGACATCATCGCAATCCGGCGCTACCGGGGCGACGACACCATGGAGGTGGTGGGGCGGGTCATCGACGCGATAGAAGAGTTCCGGCCGGCCCTTGTAGTCATTGACGAGGGTGGGCTGGGTGCGGGCGTCGTGGACCGTCTGAAGGAGCAGCGCTACAAGGTGCGCGGGGTGAACTTCGGCCAGAAGTCCGTCAAACCGTTGATGTATGGCAACAAGCGGGCTGAGATGTGGGGCGCGATGAAGGAGTGGCTGAAGACGGCCTCGATTCCGAAGGACCGCTTCCTGAAGTCTGATCTGACCGGGCCGATGATGAAGCCGGACTCAAAGGGCACGATCTTTCTGGAGAGCAAGAAAGATATGAAGGCACGGGGGTTGGCCTCACCAGATGCGGCCGACGCTATCGCCATCACATTCGCCTATCCCGTGGCGCACCGCGAGGCGCGGCCGATGGACAACAGACGCCGGCTCAGTTATGGTGGGGCGATTTCATCTGGATGGATGGCCTCTTGATGGCTAAAAAATCTGTTTCTCTGTCTGTTGGCCGTGGTGAGAAGCTGTCCACCAAGGCGGGCGCTGGCCTGACCGCGAAGGGCAGGGCCAAGTATAATGCGGCGACGGGAAGCAAGCTGAAGGCTCCTGCGCCCAACCCCAAGACTGAGGCTGACAAGGGCCGGAAGGCGAGCTTCTGCGCGCGGATGGGCGGCGTCGTTGCGAAATCAAAGAACGCTGACCGCGCTAAGGCGTCAATGCGGAGGTGGAACTGTGGCAAGTAAACCGGGGCTCTACGCTAACATCCACGCCAAACGGGCGCGCATCAAGGCCGGCTCGGGCGAAAAGATGCGCAAACCGGGCGCAGAGGGCGCGCCGACCGCCAAGGCGTTCAAACAGTCCGCCAAGACGAGGAAGAAGTAAGTGCCCAATACAAAACCTATAGGCGTAGCCTACGAGGATCAAGATATTATTGGCGCAGATGTAGTATCCGCGCGCACTATTCTTTCGACAGGGCAGATCGGGTATGCTGCGGGCGCTTATGGCGTAGTTACGCAATCTAATAATAAAACAACGGCGGTTACTGTAAATACGTCGTCGGGCCAGATCATAACTGCTAATTCACAGCTAGGCCCCAGCGCGCAAGCCGTTTTCACTGTTAGTTGTAGCGTTGTATCGACTAAAGATGTGGTCGTAATCAGCGTCGCTAGCGGAGGCACTTTAGGGGCTTACAACGTATTTATAGCGGCTATAAGCGATGGTTCGTTTACGGTCGTTATAAAGAACAGCACGAATAATGCTTACTCTGAATCTGTCCATCTCAACTACGCAATCATACATACGGTGACGTGATGCCGCTAGTCAAAAGCACCAGCAAGAACGCCTTCCGCAAGAACGTGGCGGCTGAGATCAAGGCGGGCAAGCCGCCGAAGCAGGCCGTGGCCATCGCCTATTCGACCAAGCGCGCGGCGGCCAAGAAGCCGGCGATGAAAGGCAAGTCCAGTGGCTGCAAGTGATGTCAGGGACGCCGGCAAGGTAGCCAGCGCCGACGAAGGCGACGAGCGCCTGTCGACGCTACGGCATCGCTTCACTGTGGCGATGTCCGCCTACAGCGACACCCGCGAGGACGAGCTGGACGATCTGCGGTTCATGGCGGGCTCGCCGGACAACCAGTGGCAGTGGCCGGCGGACGTGCTGGCGACGCGCGGCTCGGTGCAGGGGCAGACGATCAACGCGCGGCCGTGCCTGACGATCAACAAGCTACCGCAGCACGTCCGGCTCGTGACCAACGAGCAGCGGCAGAACCGGCCGCAGGGCAAGGTCATACCGGCCGACGAGAACGCGGACCCGGCGGTCGCCGAGGTGTTCGACGGCATCATCAAGCATATTGAGTATCTGTCCGACGCGGACGTGGCCTATGACACGGCCTGCGACAATCAGGTCACATACGGCGAAGGCTATATCCGCCTGATAACGGAATATTGCCGCGAGGACTCGTTCGATCAGGACATAAAGATTGTCCGGGTCAGGAATAGTTTCAGCGTCTACATGGACCCGATGATTCAGGACCCGTGCGGGTCGGACGCGGAGTGGTGTTTTATCACGGAAGACATCGCCAAGTCGGAGTATGAGCGGTTGTATCCAGACGCGACGCCGGTTTCGACAATGATGGCGCAGGGCGTCGGCGACCAATCGCTGAGCATGTGGCTGTCGCAGGAGACCATCCGCATCGCGGAGTATTTCTACGTCGAGCATAAAAAGGCGACGTTGAACCTCTACCCGGACAATATCACGGCGTTCGACGGCACGCCGGAGGACAAGCGGCTGAAGTCAGCCTATGGCAAGCCGCTGCGTAGCCGGCAGAGCGACCGCCGGCAGGTGAAGTGGGTCAAGACCAACGGCTACGAGATCCTCGAAGAGCGGGACTGGGCGGGCAAGTGGATCCCGGTCGTCCGCGTCATCGGTAACGAGTTCGAGGTCGACGGCCAGCTCTACATCTCCGGTCTGGTGCGCAACGCGAAAGACGCGCAGCGCATGTATAACTACTGGGTCAGTCAGGAAGCAGAGATGCTCGCGCTGGCCCCCAAAGCGCCCTTCATTGGCTACGGCGGCCAGTTTGAAGGCTATGAGATGCAGTGGAAGACGGCCAATACGAATAACTGGCCGTATCTGGAGGTCAACCCGGATGTTACTGACGGAGCTGGAAGCCCTCTGCCGTTGCCCGAGCGCGCTCAGCCGCCTCTGGCGCAAACCGGCCTCATACAGGCGAAAATGGGTGCTGGCGAAGACATTAAGTCGACAACGGGTCAATACGACAGTTCAATTGGTGCGACCAGTAACGAAAGAACGGGTCGTGCTATATTGGCACGCGAGCGGCAGGGCGACACGTCAACCTTCCATTACGTAGACAACATGAGCCGCGCGGTGCGCTACATCACGCGGCAGATGGTCGATCTTATCCCGAAGATCTACGACACCCAGCGCGTCGCGCGGATCGTGGGAATCGACGGCGAAGTCGGGATGGTAAAAATCAATCCGAGCCAGCCGGAGCCGGTGCGGATCATCAAGGATCCGATCACGGGCGAAACCATCGACAAGATCTACAACCCGAACGTCGGTCTGTATGACGTGATGGTCACGACCGGCCCGAGCTACATGACCAAGCGGCAGGAGTCCATGGACGCGATGTCGACCATCCTCCAGTCCAACCCGCAGCTCTGGGCTGTCGCGGGCGATCTGTTCATCAAGAACATGGATTGGCCGGGGGCGCAGGAGATGGCGGCGCGGTTCGCCAAGATCCTCGATCCGAAGGTGCTGGAAGGCTCTGACGAGTCGCCTGAAGCGCAGATGATGCGCGCTCAGATGAACGACATGGCCAACCAGATGGAGCAGATTACGGGCCTTGTGGCGCAGCTCCAGCAGTCCTACGACATGCAGAAACTGGCGATTGACCAGCAGAACAGCCAGATCAAGGCTTACGAAGCCGAGACGAAGCGGATTCAGGTCACGCAGCCGGCCATGACGCCCGAGCAGATACAGGACATCGTGCAGGGCACCATCGCAGCGGCTATCGACATGGGCGACATCGTGCCGTCTATGCCGCAGCAGCAGGTTTTACCGGGGTTTGAGCAATGAGCTGCGCTGATTTCATAGGCCAACTGTTTCTGGCGCGGGATGTTACACATTCCGTGCATCTGAACACGCGATCCTACGCCAAACACAAGGCTCTGGGCTCGTTTTATGGCAAGATCATAGATTTAGCCGATGATTTGGCTGAAATGTATCAGGGTCGACACGGCCTGATCGGGCCGATTACGCTGCATTCGGCCGAAAAAACAGCAAATGTCGTTGAATTTCTTGAAGATTCGCTGAAAAAGCTCGAAGATATGCGCTATAAGGTCTGCGACCGCGACGATACTGCCATTCAGAACACGATTGACGAGATCATCGGGCTTTATCTATCGACTCTCTACAAACTCAAATTCTTGGCCTGACCATGCCGACAGTAAGCTACAACAAGTTCCAGCCGGCCATCGAGAACCTGTTTGAGAACATCAACGCAGGGTCTGATTCGTGGGCTATAAAGCTCGCCACAGGCGTGGACGCGGCGGCGGGCACGATTACCGAGGTCGCGAACGGAAACGGCTACACGACCGGCGGCAACCCCGCCACGGTCGTATCTGCGACGCAGACGGGCGGCACGTTCAAGCTGGTGCTGAACAGCCCGTCTACATGGACGGCGACCGGCGCGGGCTTTTCCTTCCGATACGCGGTTCTGACCGACACGACGACCAGCACGAACGTGGCCTATTGGGACTATGGGTCGAGTCAGGCTGTGGCGGCGGCGGAAACGGTTACGGTTACGTTGGACGGGACTAACGGTGTATTTCAGGCGACGTGATGTCAGACAATATCCTCCTTCTGACGGAGGACGACAACTATCTGACCGCAGAGAACGGCGATTATCTGATCGCGGTCGTTCAATATCTGTTCACGGCGCAGAACGGGTCGTATGAGGTAGTCGGGCAAACCGCCAACCTATTGAAAAGTAAGGTTTTGTATGTTCTGAATGGGTCGTATGCGATTTCCGGGCAGAGCATAAACGTCACCTACGGGCACGTTCTGATCGCTTTGAACGGAGACTATTCAGTTGTTGGCAATAATGCTAGTATAACATACGTTGCCAACCCGGAACAGAAATATATAGAGCTAAGATCGTTCACGGAACGCAGGAGAATATAAGTGGCTACTACCCTGAAAGCGATTACCTCATGCTTGGGGTATCAGCAGCTTGAAACGCTCACTTCGTCCACGGGCCTGACCGTTCCGACCCGCGATCCGTCGACCGGGCTGACCGCCAAGGCTAATTTTGCGCTGATTACGCCGGAATCGAAAGGCGTTCGGTGGCGGGACGACGGCGTTGCGCCGACCGCGTCTGTCGGTATGCCGCTCGCGGCCGGGGTCACGCTCCAGTATGACGGCGATCTGACGAAGATCCGTTTTATTGAGCAGGAAGCCAGCGCCAAGCTCAACATTAGCTATTACGTCTGAGGCCGCCATGAACGTATCGAACGACGCCCCCACCATGGACTACGTCCAGTATTTTACGAAACAGCTTCCGCAGGATTTGGCCAAAATGGCCGAGCTGCGGGACGAGCTGGCCAAGCGGCAGGGCGCGCTGAGCGCGGCCGAGGCGGCGCTGGCTGACCGTGAGAAGGCCAAGGTTGAGCTGGCGAACGCCAAGCTACAGGCGGCGTCGATTCTGTCGGAAGCAGAGGCTGACCGATCCGAGGCGCGTAAGCTAAGGGCTGACGCCGACGCGCGCGATAAGGACGTGGCCAAGCGCGAGAAATCGTTCGAGAGCGTCGTAAAGACGCGCGAGCAGGCGGTCGCAGCGGCTGAGGCTGCGGTTAAGGTCCGCGAGGACGCGGTTAACGCTCGTGAAACTCGCATGGCCGAGGCGCAAGGCAAGCTAGACGCTGAGCGTGTCGCGTTGGAGAGCCGCATCAAGGCATTTCAGGACCGCGTTGCGTCCTTCTGAGGATAGATAAATGGCCGACGTAAAGATCTCCGC